AATGTTTATACTTTTCTTTTTAACTTCTTCTTTTTCTGTTTTTGTTGAATCAGTTCCTAAGTGTGCGTATAATGAACAATCAATTCTTAATAACTCATCTATTTTTTGTTTATCTGTCCAGCTCGTAAACTGTGTAAACTTTTCTATGTCTTTGTATTTGTAATTCATAATTTTTATTTAAATATTATTTTTCCATTATTATTAATTAACCTTCCTTCTTTTTCATTGTCTTGATTTTTCCATCTTCTTTCAAATGGACTTATGTATTTTCCATTATCTTTTAAACGTATTCTATTTTGGTTTTGATATTCAATAGCTTCTTCATACATACGCCTATTGTTAATATATATATAATATTTAAAGCAATCATCAACAAGTAATAGTTTCTCATAATAATGTATATCTTCTTTTAATTCTTTAATTGTGTTTTTGATTTTTTTATATTGTTTGATTTTTTTTAGCATAACTTTATTTTAAAACATTATTACCACCAATTGTAAATCCTAATCCACTATTGTAATCAAACCTAAGTGGCTCTGCGAGGTTGGTGGGTTTACCCCCAGTTTCTTTGTCTTTTATTTTATAAACGTATACCTCTGTTTGCATCCATAAATCTTTATGAGCTACTAATCTATGTAAACAAAGGAAGTTGTCAACTCTGTTTGGAAACACTTGTCCACCTTCGCAGTCAGCTTTACGTGGTGCTTGTATATGCCCATTTAAAGGGTGGTCAGGCGGGTAAACTCTTCTTGCTGCTTCTGTTTGTGGGTGTATAGAAATATAAATTGTTTTTTTAGTTCTATTACAAAACTCTCTTACATCATTACATATTTGATAATTCCTATCAAACTGACCAACTCTTCTATTATGGTTTAAGCCAGTAAAAGGGTCTATAAAACCACCATCACAATCTGTTTCTTCAAATATTTTAAGTAGTTGTTTATGGTCGTATAGTTTTCTATTATCTATAAAATAAAAGTATTTATTTATAATATTATGGTAGTTTTCAATTTCACTTCTTTTAAGTTCTTTAAGGTTTTCACCAACCCAAAATTGTATAATATCTCTTTTTAATTGTCCAACTTTATTTTCACCAGACCAAATGCACCATTTCTTTTCATACTTTTTAGTAAGAGCAGTTAAATACCACAATAACCAGTTAGTCTTACCAACGTTGTCCAACCCTAAGAACATATTGAACTCTCCTTGTTTGTAAACGTAATAGTCATCTAATAAACAACCAATACCCAAACCTTTCTTTATTTTACCATCCCTGTAGTCAAATAAATACTTTAATGAATCTTGATTATTACTTAGCATTTTTTAAAACTTCTAAGACTTCAGGTTGTAATTTTAAAACATTGTCATCTTGATATTTATTATACCCTTTACCTTTCTCTTTTACTTTACCTTTTACTTTCCCTTTACCTTTCCCTTGTAGGTCAGGGGGTGTATCAACCCCTTGCTTAGCCCCTTCCGTAGGGGTGTTTGATAGTTTGTTTCCAGTCTTAGTTTCATAACCGCTAACTTGACCGTCAATACTGTTTGTTTGACTGATATAGGCAAACTTTGCCATTCCTTTTAAATTAGTTGGTTTAATGCCTAAGAACTGTCTATTTAATAAAGCATCAATAAATTGTACTTTATCTTTGTCATTTTCAAGTTCGTTATAGACATCAAAATAACTTCTAAAAAAATTAAATCCTTTTCTTTTTGTTAGTTTCATAATTCATTAGTTTGATTTGATTGGTTTAATTTATAAAAATATTTATTAATTTTTTGATTGTTTTTAAATTCAGTTTGATATGGAGCTTGTTTTATTACCACTATACTATTAATTAATTTATTTTTTAATTCAGTTAAATTAAATATCCTAACCTCATTATCTATTACTATGTAGTATGCGTGTTTATTATAATATTCAGCAGCCATTAATAAGCAATAAAATTTATCTACTTGTATGTATTTTTCTTCATAATATTTATTTCTAAATTTAAATTCAATAATTCTTTTATCATCTTGAGCATCCCATAAATCAAATTGACCAGTTGTTTTTTTTATAAATAAATTAAATTTTTTATTTAACCAACCTATTGTATGTATAGTTTTTTCTTGCTCAGTCATTATATAATTCTTTTTCGCTTTCAGATAATCCTGCATATGTGTAGTGATGTGTATTTTCACCATATAACATCTCATCTTTATAGTATGGAACAACTTTTGAACCTAAATTTGTTTTAGAATTATCAAGTATATAACAATATTTATTTTTTATATACGCTTTACTAAGCCCAAATCTTTCACAAACTCTATCAAGTGTTCTAATTCTATTTACACCTTTTTTGCTTTTACTTAAAAGATAGGGGATAAGTTTTCTATCCTCATCCCCTAAATGATAATTAAATATATAATCACTTTTATCTTTTTTCATTTTCATTAGAAAGGTAAATCAGATTTAACTGATTCTTGAGTTACTTCCTTTTTTTCTTCTGGTTGGTAAGTATCAACACTTAAAGAAACATCCTTGTCGTATTGGTCAGGCTGTTCTTTAATGTTAATATTTAACTTTAAGTAAGTTTTACCTTTGTATTCAAAAAAGTGTTCTTTGGCTTTATCTAAATGAACTGTAACTTTTAACCAGTCAGCACCCATTTTTTTACCGCCTCCACAATATATTGTTTTTTGTTTTTCCATTATTAATTATTTTTAATATTTATTTTTTTATTTTTTATACCTGATATTTTTTCTTCACAATCAAATTCTTTACTCATTAATTCATCTAAAGAAACATATTGGTCAATTTGATATCCTAATGTTTGAACTAAGTTACAAACGTGATGCAACATACCAGGAGCTGTAACTTCGCTATCTTTAATTTTAATTGTATATTCTACACCAAAATGGGTGATAGAAATAATTGTTGGTTCATTTATACTGTATCTATTCATTGTTATTTGTTTTTGTTGTTTATAATCTGACATCCAATGCCATTCTTTTTTAATCATTTATATTTTAATTGTTTCTATATATTCTCTACAAGCCTTAACTCTATCAATAATATTTTCTATTACTTCTTCATCATAGCTTATTTCAAATATTTTTATTCTGTATTTATCATCTAAATTATTATATGTATAATCCTTTTTAAATTCTTCATAAATAGATATATCATTTGAATAATTAGGAGATTTAAAAAATTCTTTTTCAATTAAATCTTCTGGAGTATCCATTAATGTATAAATCAATTTAGCTTTCTTTAATCCAGATAAATGCATATAACCTTGAGCCTGATAAAAATAACCTTTAGTTGGTATCTCTGTTTCTAATAAAGGAAAAGTAAAGCAATTCCAACTGTTTTTAACTTCTAATATTTCATTTTTAGTTATAACATCTGGAGTGCCAGTCATAAAATTATTTTCAAAAGATTTATAGTTTTTTCTAAGTTTTTTATATTCTAATTGTTTTCCTATAAATTCAATTGATTCATCTTCCACGCTGTTTCCTTTAAACATATACTTGCTTGAAACTTCTTCCTTGCGTCCATATATTTGCTCGGTATACCACTTTTTGCAATATGTTTCAGCACCAGCAGAAACCAACCTGTCTTTTTTAGGTTTAGTCATAATACTATTAATAGCTGAACATCTTATTTTAAAATCAATCATTATTTCTTAAAGCTATCTGCTTCCTCTTCTGAATAAACACCATATTCGTAAGCATTGATTAATTTTAGTACTAACCTATCTTTTAAACGTTTCTCAGCCATTGACCAAGGGTACACCATCTTGCAGTTCTTAGGTGATGCTTCACCAGTTGACCACATAACTTTATTACCACGTTTTGCATCTCCTACTATTGCAATATCTTGGTTGCCATCCCTGTATATTGTAGGTGCTCCAAATTGTATGTTTTCTTTTGCTGCTATTTTTTCGCAAGCATCGTGTGTAATAATCCACATTGAACGTGTACCTCTTTTTAATTCCCAAAAGTCATCTTTGGATAAATTATATTTTTCTGCTAATTGTTTTATATTCATAATTGTTGTATTTGTTTTATTGATTGTTTTATTATTAATAGTCGTTTGGGATTGTATCGCATTCCAATAGTGCGTAATTGTTTTTCAATATGATTTAATTCATCAATACACCTACCCATCCTATGTTGATGAACTTCTCTATGGTTTGAATTAAATTTATTTTCCTTAATCATTTGTTTAACTACCCCCCTGTTCCACTTCACTCTTGTTATAAGATTAATCAATCTATCTTCTAAATAGCTTGTTGTTTCATATGCCCACCATTC